GGGGCGGAATTTTCCAAGTCGGAGACGAGCTTCTGAAGGCCGTCCGGACTTGCGGACGCGATTTTTAGAAGAAGTTTTTGCTTTTGCTTGGGCGTGATTTTGTCGTATTTGGCATTTGCTTTTGGATTATGACGCAGCAGCGTTCCAAAAGCGTATGCATTGGCAGTGTCATTTATCACATTAGTCACCTCAGTGAGAGTATATGCGAAAGAGTATGCGAAAGAGCGCGGAAATATGAAGAAGGAGGAAAAGCATATGGAAGTGAGCACGATGCAGAGACTTGATATTTGCGAGTTTTGCGCCGACGAGCTGAAAGCGGCATGGCAGAAACGGATAGATGCTATGCGATCAGCACGATGGAGGGCGCCTTATGATTAGCTGGACATGGTTGATCCTCGCCGTACTGATCGGCGCGATCATTGGTCTTGCGGCCGGCACTGCCTGCGCCGCTGCGGGCCAGGCCGAGCGTTGCGAAGAGTGCCGGCGACGCATTGACAGCGCGCTGGATACGCCGGATAAAGATTACCAGGAGGGACATTATGGACTATAAAGAAACGGCAATAAAACGTCTGCGTGAATATGAAAGCCGAGTTGTTTCCATTGAGAACCTGCGGCAGCAGCTGGAAGCTTTACGTACTGAGCAGACAGCGATCCGGTCAGCATCGACAGATTCTGAACCGGTCAGCGGAACTTTGGGCAGCCGCCGCGAAGATGCTATGATCTTCAACATCATGAAACAAGACGCGCTGCGGACGAATCTCAAAATTGCTCAGCATGAGATTGCTGTTACCGAGCGTGGGTTTGCATCATTGCCTGATGATGCAAAAACAGTTCTTGATATCTTTTACATACACCATCACCCTATAAAGGACGTATGTGAAGAAATGCACATTGAAAAAACGACACTATATCGCAAAAAAGACGCGGCTTTACGAGCTTTCACAATGGCTTGCTTTGGCATTGTGGACCTGTAGAAAAGATGGGAAAAAATCGGGAACTTTTTTTCTGAATGGCGTGTTACAATGATATCGTGCATGAGTGGGGCGGAACTTATGTGCGGTATCTCCTTCGGTGGCGCCTCCCGGCTGGTTCGGGCGGCGCCATTGTTATACGCGAAAAGAGGCTTATAGCAAAAACTACTATTCAATGCGGTGAAACATGGAAACTTGGCCGGCATCGGCTGATGTGCGGTGACAGCACGGACGAAGTCAACGTCCGGCAATTTATTGGCAGGGAAAAGGTTGATATGATTTTGACAGACCCGCCGTACAACATGAACTATTCAGGTGGAGGCTGCTTTGCGAAAGAGACGGAGCATCTCCGGAATCGGATAGCCAAGATCATTGATTTTGACGCCCACGATATTGCATTTTACACCGAGATGGACATTTCTTCGGTGTATATTTTTACTTCAAAATCACTGGTGCGCGATTATCTGAACATTTTCGAGGGGTACAACAACACGATCCTGGTCTGGTGCAAGACGAACCCGACGCCGTTTGTCGATGCGTCGTTCTTGCCGAACCTTGAGTATTTGTTGTACTTCGCAAAGCCGGGTAAACGGATCTGGAACAAGAAGCTGAGGCCGATATCCGTGTACAGCCGGTACTACATATCTGCGAAAGAAGAAGGCCGAAAAGGTGTTGGAGATCTCCATCCGACAATGAAGCCGCTGCAGATGCTGGAAAGTAAGATTCTGATTTCGAGCCACGAAGGCGGCATTGTGTTTGACGGCTTCGGTGGGTCCGGAACAACGCTGATTGCCTGCGAAGAGGCCGGCCGGCGCTGCTTCATGATGGAGTGCGAGCCGGACTACTGCGACGTTATCATGCGGCGGTGGGAATCGCTCACCGGGGAAAAGGCTGAGAGAGAATAAACCACAGCGGGGCTGAAAGGTCGGTCGATAGATAACTCATGCGTTTCCTCCCGCATGGTGCCGATCTGGCTCCGTAAAAATGTACGTTTGAGAGGTGGTGAGGATTGACACGGCTGACAGATTTACAAAAACGATTTATCGAAGAATACCTTGTCGACCTGAACGCCACGCAGGCCGCGATCCGGGCCGGATACAGCGAAAAAACAGCTGGCTCTATCGGGAGTGAAAACCTTAAAAAACCTGAAATTGCGGAGCGTATCAAAAAGCGGCAAGAGGCTCAGGTTTCCCGGACGCAGATCAATCAGGATTTCGTTCTGCTGGAGCTTCTGAAAATCGCTAAAGCCGATGGTACCGACTTTTCCACCGTAACCGGCCGTGGATCCGTCAAGCTGACGCCGACGGAAGAATTGCCGCCGGAAAAGAAGGCAGCGGTGGCCGGTGTCAAAAAGGGAAAATTCGGCACTGAAATAAAGACGTACGACAAGGTGCGTGCGCTGGAGCTTCTTGGCAAGCATCTTGGCCTGTTTTCGGATAAAGCCTCCGATCCGGAAAGGAACAGTGAGGATGATCCGATCACTGCTTCTCTGAAAGAGGAATTGCAAAAATGAGCCTGTCTGAAAAGCAAAGGGAAATTATGCGGTTTCCCTATACAGGCAAATCTGCGCTGATCTGTGACGGAGCAGTTCGGTCCGGTAAGACGTCCATCATGTCTCTGTCTTTCGTTCTATGGGCCATGGGGAACTTCTCTGGCCAAAACTTCGGCATCTGCGGCAAGACGGTTATATCGGCAGAGCGCAACGTCATTCGTCCGTTGATGGGTATTAAATACCTGCGCGAACAGTTTACTATGCGCTTTGCAAATCACGTCCTGACCATCTCCAGAGGCCATAAGACAAACACATTTTACGTATTCGGTGGTAAGGATGAATCCAGCTACCAGTTAATCCAGGGCGTCACGCTGGCCGGTGTTCTTTTGGATGAAGTGGCGCTTATGCCGCAGTCGTTTGTCGACCAGGCGCTTGCCCGCTGCTCTGTGGAAGGGTCTAAATATTGGTTCAACTGCAACCCGGAAGGGCCGCAGCACTGGTTTTATCAAGAGTGGATCCTTCACCCGGAAAAGCATAACGCCCAACATATCCATTTCCTGCTTGACGATAATCCGTCACTCAGTGAGACAAAAAAGCAGGAATATTACAGCAGTTATACCGGGGTTTTTTATGACCGGTACATTCTCGGTGAATGGGTTGTCGCCGAGGGCCGCGTCTATCCCATGTTCACGGACAATCCAGACCGCTTTATTCTACATGGCACCACGGCCGGCATGGACGGGCAATTTTATATCTCCTGCGACTATGGCACCGTCAACCCTCTGTCTCTTGGCCTATGGTGTGTGCGCAACAAAGAAGCCGTCCGCATCAAAGAGTATTACTTTGACAGCCGCAAAGAGGGCAGGCAGAAGACCGACGAGGAATACTACGCCGATCTGGAAGAGCTGGCCCACGGATACTACATCCGCAAAGTGATAGTCGACCCTTCTGCCGCGTCTTTCATCGAGTGCATCCGCCGACACGGGAAGTTCTCCGTCTGGGAAGCCGATAATGACGTTCTGGACGGGATCCGCGTTACAGCTTCCCTGCTGAACGCCGGCATGGTGAAGATTCACGAGTCGTGCAAAGATACAATCCGCGAATTCGGACTATACCGTTGGGACGAGAAAAAGCACGATGATGCTGTCATCAAGGAGAACGACCATGCAATGGATGAAATCCGGTATTTTTGCTATACGATTCTGGCCCGGGAATTTCGCTGGACCGATTGGAAGAGGTAAATAAATGTTCGAAAAACTTCTGAAATGGCTGCGCTCTTTGCTCAGTCAGACATTCGGCCAAGGCGATAACGCAGATATTGTGCTGTCGGATAAAATGTCCTCGGCTATCGAACTGTGGGCGCGGATGTATGAAGATGGCGGTCCCTGGTGCAACGCGAAAAGCAAAATACATAGTCTGAGACTGCCTGCCTCAATCGCCTCCGAATTTGCCCGGCTTGTCACCATCGAAATGGGCGTCGACATCACCGGAGGCGCAAGGGCGACGTATTTGCAACAGCAGTTTACGCCCTTGCGGGATAGTATCCGGCGCTATGTGGAGCCCGGCTGCGCGCTGGGCGGTGCCGTATTCAAACCGTATGTATTAGCCGGCAATCTCGTCATCGACTTTGTGCAGGGCGATTCATTTTTCCCGACTACCTTTGACACTTCAAACCGCATGACCGGTGCGATATTCGTACAGCAGATCAAGCGGAAAGACGTCATCTACACCCGGGCCGAGCACCACGAGTACAGCAAAGGCGTACATACCATCGACAATAAGGCTTTTGCAAGCCGTTCAAGTTTTTCGCTTGGCTCCCCCGTTGATCTTGCCAGCATCCCCGAATGGGCCGACATCGAACCGACAGTCAGTATTGAAGACGTAGATCGTCCGTTGTTTGCGTATTTCCGCATTCCGCAGGCCAACCGACAGGACCGGCATTCTCCTCTTGGCGCTTCGGTGTACGCCGAGGCGGTAGATACGATCCGCGATGCCGATGAACAGTACGGACGGCTGCTGTGGGAATACGAGGGCGGTCAAATGGCCGTTGATGCCGCGGAGGACCTTTTTTTGCATGGCCCGGACGGGAATGTCCTTGCCCCGAAGCTGTCAGAACGGCTTTACCGAAGACGCAGCGTTTCCTCGAAGGAACAAAATTTTTATCAAATCTTCGCCCCACAACTCCGTGATGAAAGCTATCGGAAGGGTTTCAACACCATCCTGCAGCGCATTGAATTTCAGTGCGGTCTTGCATATGGCACCCTTTCAGATCCCCAGGACACGGAGAAAACAGCGACCGAGATCACAGCCAGCAAGCAGCGGAGTTATTCAACCGTCCGCGACATCCAGCTCGCGCTTCAGACCGCCCTGGATGATTTGATTTACGCTATGGACGCGCTGGCAACGCTGTACAAGCTGGCGCCAGCAGGGTCGTATAAAGTGGCCTATGACTGGGATGATTCCATCGTCAACGAGCCGAGCGCCCGGAAGCAAATGTTCTGGCAATATGTCACCGCCGGCAAGTTCCCATTCTGGAGGTATCTTGTAGAGTTCGAGGGATATTCCGAGGACGACGCAAAAGCCATCGAGACAGAAAGCGGCAGCAGCCTGAGCAATCCCTTCGGATTTACGGGTGGTGGTTCGGGTGCTGACGCCTGAATACTTGGACATGACGCCGGACGTTATCGTTGAGCTCTATTC